TGGCTAAGTGGCGTAGGAAGTCTCTTGATCATTTGCAATGGATGGCCTCTAATCCAGTGTTGGAATTGGCAAAATTGCGGGAGATACGAGAGCATTATTTGGAGGGATTTGGTTTCCTACAGGTTTTGCACACTCCAGAGGCTCGCAGAGAGGTCACTTTGTGGACTGATAAGCTTGGTATGGCTTTGAAGCCACATGAGGGTGCATTGTCAGCTTCAAGCAATGTTAGACCCATGCCTTATATGGCCATGTTTGGTGGCGGATCAGGTGTTGGAAAGACTAGTTTGTTGCGGTATATGGCTACCATTACATTGTGGTTGTCTGGCGAGGTCTCAGCAAAGGATGCATTGGCTAATTTGTGGCAGAAGGGAACCACTGAGTATTGGAACGGCTATGTCGGCCAAAAGTGCTTGGTGATGGATGATGCCTTTCAAGTTAGAGGCGTTGCTGGCGTAAGCGATTCTGAGGCCATGCAAGTTATTCGAGCTGTGGGTAATTGGAGTTATCCTTTGAACTTTGCCGATGTTGAGAGTAAGGGGAAGTTTTATTTAAACACACCCTTGATTGTCGGCACCACGAACGAGAAGAACGTGAAGGCCGCTTGGGCGGAGTATATTACCGCCCCCGAGGCTGTTGTGCGACGCTTTCAATCTGCGTTTTGGGTGGAAGTATCCCCAGAGTATGCAGTAGACGGCAGGTTTGATTATGAGCGTGTCACCAACATGGTGTCTGCTAATGTTGCAGAGCTAGTCCGGAGGCAAGCAGATGATGAGGAGTTAACCTTCGATGATATTATGGGAGCTATCCCTTGGGACGCTTGGGTTTTATATCCCCACCGTTTCGATTCGGGTAACGTTACTTCTCTACCAGATGCCAGAGGGCTGAGAGGTGTGGTTATGGACGCCGCATCTACTATTAAGCGCAGAAAGGAGAAGAACGATAAGGAAGTCTCCGATATACAGACGTTGTTGGATATGCTCTCATCTGTGCCAAAACCGGTTGAATTTCAATCTGGTGGTGAGTGTGCACTTGATGTTGCTACTTTATTGCGGTCTAAGGTCGCGGAACTTGATGATGATGACGGGATAAAAGTTACTCTTGATGTCCCCCCCAACACGTCCCAAGACAAATTGGACGTGATTGAGATGCTTGTAGAAAAGGCAATTCAGCAGCGGAAGATTGCAGACTTAGGAGCAATTGAGAAGTCTGGTAGGGACCCTATGGTAGCTTTTGATAAGGATCCGCCTAATCCTTACAAGCAGACGTGTCCTAGTGCTGTGAGTGCGTTGGAGACATTGCAACAGCGCAGTAGTTCCAGTTTTTGGGACATTATTCGCAGCATGGTGCATACTGCAGCAGAGTGGGTCAGGACTTTTGCTACCCGCTTTGCGCCTCCTTTAGCGAGCATTTCTCAGAGATTAGGCGACTTGAGTCTTCTGACTTTGACTGCAACTGCTTTTTCCAGTTTCATGTATTTGGCTGTGAATGCTGTTATGACATCTTGGAGCCT